AGTTTTTGTCTGCAAAGGAATATGATAAATTGTCACCTGCAGAGCAAAAGAAATGTTATGAAGATACTTGGGAAGATGAAGATGGCAAGCATACACAGTATTTCCAACCAAGTTCAACAGGTCGTCAGATGTGTTGTCAACATCTTCACACAGGAGTTCCTCTTGGAAGATTGTTTACTCCTGAGGTATTTTCAGACGAGGTATTGAAGAGACTTGCTCCTATTATTCACGATGATTTTGCATTTGATGTTGAAGGAGAGGAATCAGATTTGAATACATTTATTGATGAACAACAAGATGGAGAAGAAGATTGATGAATCTAAATTGAAGGTGAAATATGTCATCGGGTCTTATAGAGATTCCGATGACTTTCCAACTTCGGAAGATATATTGTATGAACTTACAAAAGAATTTTGCACAAAAAGTGCAAAAGAATTAAAATTTACAAACGAGTCCCTAAAATCGCGTTATTCGTTGTCTGATGACAAGTTTGAGTCAATTATAAACAGTTGGTTGAAAGACAATATAATTGAAATAATAAAAGAAAAAGAAGGCGTAATAACGTACGAAATCAAAATTAACAAATTTGTATGACTACAAATGTAGAGCAAGAAAAAATATTCTTTAACTACTTTTTAGAAAATCCACATTATTTCAATTTAATTAGAAAAACATTTTTTAGTAACGATGATATTTCGCAATTATCTGCCGTTGCTAAAAAGTTTTATGACAAATTTCACGAATCTCCGTCAAAAGAGCAGATGAAAGCTCTTATGAGAAAAATTGATGAAGATTATGAAGTTGAAATTATTGATGCTGTTTATAATATCAAAATTTCTGAGTTTGATGCTGTATGGTTGAAGGAAACTGCAGAGGCATGGATAACTTGGCAAAATTTTGATAAGCAACTTGTCAAGACTATTGAGTATGTAAAAACTCAAAAGGTAACTCCTGACAATGTAACCGAAATTGTTGGAAAAGCAACAAGAATGATTAGTTCAGATTCTATTGTTTCTTTTGATAACAATTTTGGTTTGGATTTTTTCAGACCCGAAGACCATAGACAGGATGTTGTAAAACAACTTCCAAGTGGTTATAATTTTATCAATGAAAAATTAGGAGGTTATGACCAGAAAACGTTGGTTTGTTATATTGGTGCTCCTAACGTTGGTAAATCTATATTTTTGTGTAATGAAGCAGCCAATTTTGTAAAGAATGGCTATAATGTACTTTTTGTTAGTTGTGAGATGTCAGAACAAAAAGTACTTCGTCGTATTGGTTCTAATCTTTTGAATATTGGTATGGATGAATATATCAATAAGTCAAGAGATATTGAACTTATCAAAAAGAAATTGAAAAAGGTAGGTAACGGTTTGATGCCACATGGTAAATTGTGGATCAAAGAATATCCTACTTCGACAGCCACACCATTTGATATTGAAACGTATATTAAATCATTCAACGAAACACATGATTATAAAATAGATGTTGTAGTTGTTGACTATCTTGGTATTATGGCAAGTAATAGAAACAACAGCACAGACAATATGTATTTGAAAAATAAGGTTATTGCTGAAGATTTAAGAGCACTTGCTGTAAAATATGACTTGTTGGTTGTAACTGCAATGCAGATTAACAGAGGTTCTGGTTGGGATAATACTGATATGAAAATGGAAGATATTGCTGAGTCAGCAGGTATTCCAGCAACTGCAGATACAATGCTCGGTATTATTCAAGATGCAGTAATGTATACCAATGAAGAATATTGGTTGAAATTGTTAAAGGTTAGAGATGGTGAGGGCAAAAATAGAAAATGTAAGTTGAAGATAGATTATAACTATATGAGACTTATCGAAACTGATGAAATTATTGATTGATAATGGAAGATAAAATCTTTAATAACAGTTATGGAAATGTAGAATTTGAAACAGGTGATATAAAATTCGAGTTAGATCCAGCGGTTTATAATGAAGTTTATCAAGATTTGAACGATGAACTTGATATGAAGATGATGTATGAAGCATTGGATGAAATAATTGCGGGTTCTGAATTTGAAAAATATAATATACCTAACGAAGATGGTGAAATACCAAAACTTTCAAAAGAACAAATAAACAAAGTATTCTTGTACGTTATAGGCAAACTTAAGAAGAGATATACTGTCGTTGATTTGTTTGTTATTGTTTCTGAATATTTTGATATTCTTCCAACAAAATTCTACGGTGCGTTGTCTAATCAAACAAAGAATGAACTTATTGACGAATTAGACAAACGATACAACGTCTTCAATAAGAAGAAATACAAAAAATTATTTTAATTTAATGAAGGTTGTTAATCTTATTGGCGGTCCTGGTACTGGAAAATCAGTAACAGCAGCTTCTTTATTTGCTAGACTTAAAAAACAAGGGGTTAATTGCGAATATGTAACTGAATTTGCAAAGGATCTTGTTTGGGGAGAGAGATTTCCTGAAATGAAGGACCAGATTTATATTTTTGGTAAAAGCTATCATAAATTATGGAAACTTGATGGAAAAGTAGATGTTGCTATTCTTGATAGTCCATTGATTTTATCTCTTTATTTTGGACAAAATAAAACTGAATTGTTCAAGCAATTTGTTCTCGAAACCTTTAATTCTTTTGATAATTATAATTTTGTTCTTACAAGAAACTTTAAATATCAAGTTGAAGGTAGAGTAGAAACAGAAGATCAAGCAAATTTCGCGCATAATTCTATTGTTAAACTTTTGGACGATAACAATATAAAATATTATACAGTACCCAATTCAGATGAATTCACAAGAGAAGAATGGATTGATAATGTATTGAAAAATAATGGGAATGAATGAAGGTCTGGATGATAAGCGATACTCATCTCGGTTGCAGAACAAATTCTGTAATGTGGATAGAGCTTATTAGAAATTATTTTTACGAGTATTTTATACCTTTGGTTGAAAAATCAGCAAATCCTGATGAAGATGTATTGTATCATTTAGGAGATGTTTTTGATAATAGACAAAGTATAAATCTTGCAGTTCAGAATCTTGCTATAGAACTGTTTGACAAGCTTACCAATTACTTTAAGGAAATTCATATTATTGTAGGCAATCACGATATTATGAAAAAGAATTCCACTGATATTACGTCAGTGGATTGTTTGAAGTATATGCCAAAAGTTCATATACACAAGCATTCGACAATTAAAAAATATGAGGTAGGCAATAAGATTGTAAAGTGTGCATTGATGCCGTGGCAAGTTGATGAAGAGGAAGAACTTGATTTTTTGAATAGAGAAGCAGATTATTTGTTTTGCCATGCTGAGATTAAAGGTCATCAGATGACAAACTCTGTTCATAATGTTGTTGAAGAAGGTGTTGAGATAAAAGAATTTGCTGGTTATAAAAGAGTATACTCTGGTCATATACATTACGGTCAACATAAAGCAGGAACTAACATTATATATGTTGGAAATCCTTATCAAATGACAAGAGGTGACATTTCTAATACAAAAGGAATATATTGTCTTGATTTAGCAACAGGTAAGGAAAAATTCTACGAAAATACATATTCTCCAATATTTTTGAAGTATTATATTGATGAGATTGCCGATACAAAGATGGAAGATTTCTTTGAAAAGATTAAAGACAATTTTGTTGATATTTTGATTCCTTCATCATACATGGGAAAATACGATATAAACAAGTTAATTGTATTATGTTCAGACTATGCAAGACGACTTGATGTTATTGTAAACGACGATGGTGGAGTAGACGATATTGAAGAAATGCAAAGCGATTTCAACTTGATGAATATTGCCAAGTTGTATATTAACAAGTTATCTTACGATGACGAATTGAAAGAAAAATTATTGAGTTCGTTTACTGCATTGTATAATGAATGCTTGAATGAACAACAGAATATATGAAGATATTAAATCTTGAGTTTAAGAATTTTGCAAGTTACGGAAATACTGTACAGAAATTGAAATTTGAAAAAGATCACAACGATTTGATATTGTTAAGTGGTCTTAACGGTTCAGGAAAAAGTACAATTTCTAAGGCCATAATATTTGCATTATATGGAAAAGTAGATAATGAAAATTTGAAAGATCTGCCAAACCGTATAAACAATAATTTGTGGTGCAAATGTGTTCTTGAGAGTAAAGGTTCAAAAATAGAAATTGAAAGAGGAATTTGGCCAGGATTATTTACAGTAAAGATAAATGGAGTAGAATATGACGTTGCAGGAAAATCCAATATGCAGGAATATCTTGAAACAGAAATATATGAAATTCCATATAATGTATTCAAAAATTTAATTATACTTTCTGTAAATGACTTTAAGTCATTTCTGTCAATGTCTCCCTACGATAAGAAGCAAATTATAGATAAAATTTTTGGGTTTTCAATATTGAACGATATGCGAAATATTGTAAAGAACAAACGTAGAGATACCTCTGAGCTTCTTAGAATATGTGAAAAGGAAATATCATCAATAGAGGATTCTATCCTCTCTGTGAACGAAAAAATTGAGGATTACAAGGTAAAACTTCAACAAAAGTCCAAAGCAGACAGCGCAGCATTGAAAGAACAGCTTGAAAAAATAGTTGAAGCAATGCAAAAGGTCCAGGAAATGCTTGACAAAATCGAGGACAAAGAAGAAGTGATGGATGACAAATTAAGTAAAGCAAGTAAAGAACAATCTTCTTTGAAATCTGAAATGTTGTCAATTCAAAAATCTCTTGAATTGTACAAAAACAAATGTTGTCCTCTTTGTCAGGCTCCGCTTGATGATGATTTTCATACTAATATTAAAGAAAAATTTGAGCATGAACTTGAACATATAGCAGAAGATTATAACAGGTGTGTTGCTACAACAAAAAAGATAAAAGAAAAATACGAAGAACTTTCTGAAAAGAAAGACGAAGTTCGTTCAAAAAAATTTACTTTGAAAGCAAAGAAAAATAGTTTGCAAAAAGAAATTGATAAAATTGAAAGCAATAAAGTAGAATTGAACGATGATACATTATTCAGTTTTGAAAGTCTTATAAGTGAATTTACAGAAAAGAAAGCAAGCAAAGAGGATGAACGTTCAAAGAATACAATAGAGCAGAATTATCTTGAAATATTTGAAAGCATATTATCTGACGAAGGAATTAAATCTCTTGCTTTGAAAAATATTCTTCCTCATTTCAATTCAATTATTTCTAAACTATGTGTTGAATTGAACATTCCTTACAACGTAAAATTCAATGAAAAGTTTGATTGTATTATAACAGCAATGTCTCAAGAGATAAATGTAAAATCATTGAGTACCGGAGAGAAAAAGAAAATTGATTTTGCAGTTATTATAGCATTGTTGAAAATGATAAAACTTAGATTTCCTACATTAAATATTTTGTTTCTTGATGAAATTTTTTCATCCATTGATATGGACGGTATCAACAACATTATTAAAGTATTGAGAGATAATATTAAAGAAATGAATATTAATGCATTTGTTATCAATCACTCTCCGCTCCCAGGCGAATATTTTGATAAATACATAGAGGTTTATAAAGAGGGTGGTTTTTCAAAATTGAGAATTGAAAATATTTCATAATATTTTTTAATAAATAATTTAATTAGAAATAATATAAATGAAAGAATTAGTAGATTTGTACAATTCAGCAGGAAAGGAATTTCTTGACAATCTTTTCAAATATTACACAGTAGTATCTGAAAAGGTTTCCGGTACATCTATATCTTTTGAGAAGAAAAGTTCGAGAACAATAGTATTTTATAAAGGAAACAGAGAAACTAAAATAACAAAAGTTGAGCGTACACTTATAAAATATTATGAAGAACCGATTGAATATTTGGAATCTATTTTAGATACAATAGAAAGTGAAGTACCCGAAAATTGGGTATTTTGTTTGCAATATTTTTCAGAGAATACACCATCGGTTGTTGCTTATAAAGAAAAACCTAAAAACGGTTTGATGCTTACTCATATACAAATATATGAAGGTAACAAAATGGTAAAAATTCTTGAAGATCCAAGAATAATTCAAGATTGGGGAGAAATGTTAGGTATTTCATATTCTACTCCAATATTCCAAGGAAAGTTGAGCAGTGAACAGAAAGAAAAAATTAAAGACTTTTTGGAGGTCCCAAAAGAAGAACAGTTAGAAATTTTCAAAACATCTTCTTTGGCTGAATTTATTATAAAGACACTTAACCCTAATCTTACTAAATCTGCTTTGCAGACAAATTTGACAGACCCTATTGATGCAATAGTATTCAAATTTTACAAGCCTGGCGAAACAAAGACAATTTCTGCAAAGATTATAGATCCTTACAATATCAATATTTTACACAAAACAAAACAAGAAAAGATTTCACTTGATACAAATGAAATTCTTTTACTTGATGTTCTTTCATACATTGAACAAAGAGGAATATCAAATACAAGACTTTTATCAGAAGATGCTGATGAAAGATACATTGAACTTATTTCTAATTTGTTCAATAATTATATTTTTGCTCGTGGACATTCTATTGCTGGAATTTCTATTGATACGGCAAAATTTGTAAAAAATGATGCATTTGATTTGAATGTAGATAATATTACAAATTCAACAACTAGAAAACTGATAGAAGAAAATCCAGAATTTAAGAGTGTATACCAAATAATACTTGGTTCATTTAGAAAGAAAAGAACTGCTTCAAGTATAATTACGCCATCTGTTGTAGACTCTTTTAACAAAGTAGTCGATGAAATTAATGAAATAATAAATAAGGAGGACGACAAAGGATTTAAAACATTCTTTGATTATCTGAATATTCAATCATCTAAAAATGATGAAAATTAAAATAACAAATTAAAATGCTCAATTTTTTCAAAGGAATTGTAGATTGGATTTCAGAAAAGTTAAACAAAGAAGGAATTAAAAAGACTGTTATAGCTGTTTTATTGGCTGCATTTGTTATGTGTGCATTCAGTATTCAAGAAAAGAATTTGTTACACAAAATAGGACTTGCAGATGACCAACGAGCAACAGAATTGATAGAAGAACATAGAGAATCTTATATTGCTTCAGTTGATATGTATTCACAAATCAAACTTGTTATGAGAGCACAAAGACAAATAACGGGTGCAGATTATATGTTATTGTTGGAATATCATAATGGTTCTGAAAATATTGCAACGGGCTATCAATTTTGTAAATTTGATATAACAATAGAAGAATTATCTGACACAGTTCCTTATATACAGATAGACAATTTTAAAGATGAGAATTTGTACAAATATGATATTTTGTTGTCTGACCAAGTAACTAAATCTAAGATGTCATCGTTTTCATTGGATGAAGTTGCAGCTCTTGATAAAAACTTGATGCATACATTACATCCAAATGAACATACACAACAAATTGTATTTTATAATATTAAATATGCTGGTATGACTGCGGGAACATTGATGTTTATGTACAAAGCAGATGTTGAAATAGATTATAGAGCAATTACAAATTGTGCAGCAGATGTTGAAGCTATTATAACAAAGGCAATAGAAAAACACATGTCAGAAAAATCAAAAAAGAAATAATATTTAATGAGTCTTTACAACCAAGAATATAATAAAGATACTGTAGTTTTAAGATACATTATTGTTGCGACTTTGGCAGAGTTGAAGTCGCAACTTTACTATTATAATCTTGTTGATGATGAAGGCGTTAAAGTAGAAATTCCATTTTATTATTCAACAACTGGTGAAGAAAGATTTTTGCAAGATAATTTCTTGTACGATACAGTAGATCAAGGAAAAGCAATAGGAGATTATGAAACTGTTCCAAGAGGTGTTCTTCAGTTGCAAGGATTTTCTATAAATACAGATGAACTTACAAACAAGTTTAGCAAAGCAAATTACACAGTAATGGGAAGTGACGGAGTAGTAAGAACTCTTGTTGCTGAGACAAATTTTATTCCTATTACATTAAATTTTGATGTTACAATAGTTGTTACTAATACACTTGAAATATTGAAAGTGTCTGAAGCTCTTGTTTCAAAATTATATAAATCTCAAATATTTTATGTTGATTTGGGAATGTGCACAATGCAATCCTCTATCGTTATTCCTGAAGATTTTGCAGAAGAAAAGCCGTTTGAATTTCAAGTAGATACCAAAAAAGAATATAATATAACATTTTCTATTGAGGTAAAAAGTTTTCTTCCTGTTCTTCCAAAAGGTTTAACATTAAATCAGTTGAGATGGATGGTGGAAGATTTTATCAATATGCATCCAGATAATACAGATATATTGTCTTTAAGAACAGATTCTGTTGCAGCCGATGGTTTATATGATATGGATTGGAAAAAGGGAGGAGATACAAAAAACGGTAACAAACGATACGTTGATGACCTTAATGGATTTAGTATATGTGCTAATGGTATAATTGAAACATTTTATATGAACGATAATATGACAGTTGCTGTAAATACAGATAATGAAGAATCTAAGTTTACAGAAACAGTGGTGGTTGAGGATAAAAATAAATATATAAAATAAATAGAAAATTGTAATGATAAATAATGTTGGAAGTTCACTAGTTTCTGATATGCCAGTAGACTTTAGAGATATGATTCCCAACGACTTTAAGTTAGTTGAACCTAACGACAATTTACAGGTTTTAATCAATCAATATGCAAAGTCAGGAAAAAATATTAGACAGATATTGGCTATTTTCAATATGATGGGAATTTCCTATAATATTGCATTGAACAATATAATGTTTTATCAATTATATGCAACAATGGGTAAGACTGTAATGGATTACTTTAATGATTATTATAACGGTACTCTTTTAGGACCTACTCCTACAGTAAAATGGTATCCAAGATATTAAAAATAAACAAATATAAAATGAATTTTACAACAAAAAGTTTATACGACAATATTTGTGAATGTGTAGAAACTCTTAAAAAGTTGAATGAAGATAATAGCAAAAAGTCTTATTCTACAATAGGAGCTCAAACTCTTTTGGAGAATTATACTAAAACAATGGCAGCAGAAAAAGAAACTCCTCTTATGAAGTATAATGTTGCTGCTAAAGTCTATGAGGCTCTTGCACAGTATGCAAATCTTGAAAGTGTTTACAAATTGAGAAACTACATTCTTGAATCATACAAAGAATATAGAACAAACTTCAATGTTTGCAACATTATTAATCAGACCAATCAAGCAAATGGCGCAATTTATGAAAAATTTGCAAAAGATTTGACTGAAGTTATTGACTCTGACTCAATCGCTTCTGATATCAAAGGAATTGCAAAAGCAAATCCTTGGAGCAACAGTTTGAAGTCTCTTGTTGAAAGCATTGATTTTGCAAACAAAGATGCTATTTCAACAAATAATTGCACTGTAAGTTGTGTTTATTCTCCAGTTATTGAAGCTGCTGACGGTATGATTTTCCACCTTCATGGAAAAGATTATATTTCTGACGGTGTTTCAGTTAAGGAATGTGCAAAAGTTAACGACATCAATTATAACAATGTTCTTAACGGTCTTGCAATAGCAAAAGTAAACGGTGACGAAATCAACTTTTATGGTCAGTCAAAAGTTCTTAAGTTTAATGTAAACGAAGGTACTTTGAAACTTGGTGATTTGGATTTATCTGAAAAGAATAGTTACGAAATTAAAGATGCTATACTTGTAAATCAGCTTTACAATTACAGAGATCTTTATAAAGCTGATGTAGTTGCAAAATTCTTCGAGTCATACGATTGCCTTAAGAAATTCAACAAGATTACTGATATTTCTTCTAATAATTTTGCTAATTTGTTCTTGACAGTTATTGCAGTTGAAGAAGGTTATTATGTAAACAAAGTAAACGGCGGTATGTCATTGAATACTTTGGAGAAAGTTGATACTGCTTCACAACTTGTAGAATGCGCAAAATCATTTATCAACTACGATTTGAGCAATACAGTCATTGACAATCTTGTAGAGGAAGGTAACAAACAAGCTGAAATTAACAAGAAACGTGAAGAAATCAATGCTGTAATTGAACATTACGAACAACAAAAAGAAAAAGTTCAAGCTGCAATCAATAAATTTGGTAAATCTGAAGAATTGACAGAAGCTTTGAATATTTTGACTGATGAAATTCGTAAAAACGAAAAAGAACTTCAAAAAACTTACGAGTCAAAAAAGGAAGACGAATTTGTTGAAGCAACAATAGCAACTCCAGTTGCTGGTCTTAAAAAAGGAGACAAAGTAATGGTTAATGCTCTTGATTACACAACAAAAGGTAACGACGAGGAAGTTGAAATTGACGATTCAGGTAAGAAAATGATGATTGTCAAGAAATATCTTGAAGTTAAAATTTGATTACGACAGACAATAAACAAAATATAGTTAATATTTTAGCGGAACATTTGTTCCGCTTTTTTATTAAACTTTTTTATGTCCATTTATATATTATTATAGGTATTATATTTTAAAATTAGTAAATATGAATGGGACGTAAACGTCAGTATTTGAATAATGCAGATTTGTATGCAGAAATAGTCAAATCAAGAGAGCAAGATGAATTAACGCCAAAGGCATTAGAGTTTTTGATGCTTTTGGCAGAACGTGTAAGTAAAAAATTATATTATCAAAGCAAGGAAGACGAAGAAGATTGTATAGCAACAGCAAAAATGGATTTGTGGCAATATTGGAGAAGCTTTGATCCAGATAAAGGTACAAATGCATTTGCGTATTATACAGAAATTGCTAAAAAAGGACTCGCAAAAGGATGGAAGAAACTTCATCCTGAGAAATACAAAGGAACATTATTCTTAAATTCAACAAACAACGGCGACGGTATTTATTCAATATAAAGCTCGGTTAAACCCGGGCTTTTTTAATGTCAATAAATAAACAAAATACAATATATTGTGCATATTAAGGACGTCAAGCCGTCTGCAAAATCAGGCTTTCATCAAGGTTATTATACACCTGTAAATTTACATAAATATACAGGAAGTGGTCCAATTATTTATAGAAGTAGTTGGGAAAAGAAATTTTGTCAATGGTGTGATTTTAACGATGAAGTTGTAAAATGGTCTTCAGAACCATTTCAGGTGAGATATTTTAATTTGTTAGACCAACAATATCATACGTATTATCCAGATTTTTATGTTAAACTTATAAGAGGAGATAAAGTTGAAGAATATGTGGTTGAAGTAAAACCTGATGCACAATTAAGAAAGCCTACTCCTCCTAAGAGAAAAACGCAAAAAGCAATGGAGTCTTATAAATGGGCATATGAAACATTTGTAAGAAATTATTGTAAAGTAGAAGCAGTAAAAGAATTTGCAAGACAAAGAAATTATAAAGTAATGCTTCTAACTGAAAATTCCAAATTGTTTTAATGGCAAAAGAAAATACAATAGAAACAAATTTGTCTTCTTATGTAAGAAGCAATTTTAGTCCAAATATTGCTTCAAGAAAAGCAGAAGTTGATATATTTAAGGAGGGTTCTCCTAAAGGTTTGGCTTTTGAAAGAGGTAAAATGTATGTAATGTTGTATCAAACTCCAGATGAACCATTTTATGACCAAATGCCTGTTATATTAAGTCTAGGTTGGATTGACGCAAAACATGCTTTAGGTTTGAATTTACATTATATTGACTATTACAACAGACTTAAATTGTGCAAAATGTTTATAGGAAGTTTTTTGCCACAAATTGAAAAATCTATTGAAAAACAATATGGAAATGCTGCAAAGCAAACACAGTTAATGAATTTTACTTATGATTCATTATCTGATATCTTTATAAAGAAAATGGGTTTGCAAAACGCAGTACACTGCTATAGATTAGATAGAGTAAAGAAAATTGTTTGCTTGCCTTATGAAAAATGGCATTTAGGTATTGTGCATAATGAAAATCACTTTTTCGGAGGTACAATAAAAGATGCACAAGATCAAACATTCCAAGCAATGAAACAGCTTAACAAGAAGGCAAGATTTCGTAAAAATAAATAATAATATAAAAGATATTATAAGCTAATGGCTGGATTTACAACGAGATTTGGAGTATTGTCTAATGAAAATGTTTTATCAAAAGCATTAAAGAATTTGAGTAGTTTAGGAATGAATTACGATGATATGGTTATTCGTAATTCAAGAGCTATTGGTGCAACTGAAGCAGAATTAGGCTATCAACAGAACCCAATGGGACTCCTTAACGACGATATGTATTCTTTATTTGCATCTTTGTCATTGACAGATACTACTCTTAAGAAGAATATATCGTTTTTTGATAAAAACTACGCAAAGAAAAGAGAGGAACTTAGAAACTTTGCAACACAAGACGAAATTGAAGATATTTTGGATATTGTATCAGACGAGTCAATAGTATATGATGAAACTGGTAACTTTTCATATTTTACATATAAAGGCGAACTTAACCAAGATTTGATTGATGAATGTGAAGAGGAGTACAATAAATTAATGATATATCTCGGCTTCAACGATGGTATGCAAGCTTGGACATATTATAGAAAATGGCTTATTGACGGTTATCTTGCATTTGAAATAATCTATAACGATGACCAAACTGAAATTATTGGTTTTAAGGAATTGGATCCTTGCTCATTGATGCCAGCTGTAGATGACAAAACAAACAAAAAGATTTGGATACAATACAAAGACGATAGAGTCAAACAAAGAATATTGTACGATTCACAAATCATTTATATTTCATATTCACAAGCAAATTCAGCCCAGCGTGTATCTTACGTAGAACGTCTTATACGTTCATTCAACTTGTTAAGAATTATGGAAACAACCCGTATTATTTGGGCTGTTAATAATTCATCATTCAAAACAAAATTTATTATTCCTGTTGGCGGACAATCAAAAAACAGAAGTAAACAATCTCTTGCAACTTTGATGAACAACTATCACGAAGTTGTAGACTTTGATTTTGAGTCTGGCACTTTGAAGACAAACGGTAAGCCAATGATGCAATTCTCTAAAGAATATTGGTTACCTTCAAAAGATGGTGATAGTCCAGAAATTGAAACACTTGGTGGCGATGGTCCAGATATTTCTGATACTGAAGCTTTGAAATATTTTGGTGATAAATTGAAAAAGGCTTCTAAAATTCCATTTACAAGATTTGATACTGAAGGTAGCACTGTATTTGAAATGGACGCTACTTCAACACTTCGTGAAGAAATCAAATTCTCTAAATTTATTGATAGATTACGTTCAATCTACAAAGAAATTTGGATGAAGCCTCTTTATATTCAAATGTGTCTTAGACATCCTGAACTTGCGCATGATTTTATGTTCAGAAATGGAATAGGTTGCAAGTATGTTAAAGACAATATATTTGAGGAATTGAAGGAAATGGAACTTTCAACAAAACGTGCTGAATATATTTCTACATTGAAAGACAGTTATGTTGAACAAGATGAAGAAATGAATGATATTCCTTACTTTGATTTGGAATATTTGATTGAACAAAATGGCGGATTTACTCCTGCATTCCTTGAAGGTAACAGACAAGCAAAAGAGAGAAAGAAACTTGAAAAAGAAGGATATAAACCAGAAGATATTGAGAAAATATTGAAAGGTGCAGATAAATCACAATTCAAACCTAAGAAAGAGGAAGGAGCCGAGGAGGAAGATCCGTTAGCAGGTTTGGGTATTTAATGTTGAATAAATATATTATAAAAAGATAAAGTTAAAAAGAATAAATATATAAAATAAAATATTTGCAAATGGCAGATAAAACGCTTCTTATATTAGAACGCTCAGGTGAAAACCTTAACTATACGAAAGACAACGGTTCTATTATACTTTCTGGTGTTTTTACTGAAATTGGTGTAAAAAATAAAAACAACAGAATTTATGAGGAAGCCGAAGTTTTACCTCATATTAACGAACTTCAGGAAAAGATTAAAACACATTCTTTGCTTGGTGAATTAGACCATCCAAAAGAATTTGATATTTCTTTGTCTAATGTTAGTCACGTTATAGAGAGTTTGGAATATAACAAAGAGACTAAACAAGTTATTGGTAAAATTAGATTATTGAATACCGCAAAAGGTAAAGATGCACAAGCACTTGTAGAAGACGGTATTCCTTTGCATATTTCAAGCCGTGCTGCAGGTACAGTAGATCCACAAAGCGGTAAAGTAAAAATCAAAAAGATGTTTACTTATGACTTAGTTGCAGATCCAGGTTTTGCAAATGCTGAGCTTAAAAGAGTCAATGAAAGCTACGGCTTTGATAACGACGATTCTTTGTACATTTACGACATATCAGAAAACGTAACAGAAAAAAATATAACAAACGAAAATATGAATAATGAATTTGTAAAATCTGAAGATTTTCAGAAATATACAGAATATGTAAACGGTGTTCTCGAGCAATTCAAAAAGAAAGCAGAATCAGTTAACGAAGGTGCTGATAACGAAAAGGTCGAGAAACTTGTCAAATATGCAGAAACTATTGCTGAACAAGTAAACAAGATTGAGAATTATTCTAACTATCTTGCTGAAAAACTTGACAAGACTATTTCTTATACCAACTATCTTGCTGAAAACAGTAACAGCATTGTTGCTTACGCAGATTACTTGGCAGAGGAATTGAACAACACAAACGCTGCTGATGAAGGCGTTAAAGAACACGTTGAAAATCTTGTTAAATATGCAAATTATCTTGCTGAAAATGTAGATAATGCTATCAAATATAGCAACTATCTTGGTGAGAATTTGGATAACTCAATTAAGTACAGCAACTACTTGGGTGAAAATCTTGATAACTCAATCAAGTATAGCAATTATCTTGGTGAAAATGTAAACAACGCTATCAAATATGCAGAATATTTGAAAGAACACGTTGAGAATGGTATCAAGTACAGCGAATACATTAAAGAAAACGTTGAAGCAATGGATGTAAATTCTGAACTTGTTGAAAAAGTCAACAAACTTCAGAAATATGCTGAATATCTTGGCGAAAACCTTGATACTTCAATCCAATTCAGCGATTACATCAAAGAACATGTTGAAGCTCTTGAAGAAGGCAAAGTAAACGAAAACAACAATACTCAAGCTACTTCAGTAGATGACAAGATTGCTAAATTGATTGCAGTTGCTGAGTCAAATGCAAACGGCGGCTTCACATTTATGAACCTTTTGAGTAAAGATAAGAAAGAACAGTTCAAGACTTTGGATGCTGGCAAACAAGCACGTATCATCGAATCTATGAACAAAGGTCTTATCACTTCAACTGCTCAAGCAGATGCAATTTACGAAGCAGCAATCGCTCCTACACAGCAGCCTAAGACTTTTGAGGAAACAATTCCTGAGAAGTACAAAGAAAGATGGAATGCTCTTAACGATCAGAGAAAACTTCAGATTATTGCTGAAAGCAAATTCTATCCAATGAACACTCAATACCAGATTAACAATTTCTGGGCAACAAGAGATCTTCGTTCATATGCTGTAAATCCTGTATATCAGCAACAGAACACTGCAGTCAACGAAAACAATAACAACGACGTTGATAACAACAAAGCAGGTGCTGTATCTGAAGAATTCAAACAGGCTCTTATCAACAGAGTTCGTATGAATATGGGTAACTAAGAATTTTACAAGTTCAAACACAAGAAAAAGCCGGTACAACAGCCGGCTTTTTTGAAATAAAAAGATATAAAATGGAATTTATACAATTATTTGAACAATTTATAGTCGAAGGTGCAGATACACAAATTTTGCACTTCAAAGACATATATTCATATTTGTTGTTTCAATGTGAATACAGCGGACAGGTATCAGATGGTAAATACGAAAATAGTAGACCTAATAATCATTATAAATGGTTGTGGAATACAGAAGAAGTTATAGACGGTAAAGAATATTACGAACACGGATTAAGACATTATATCAATTATACATTTAAAAGCTGGGATAATTATATTAAAAAAGCATTAAAAGGACAAGATTTTGATTATGCTTTCACTGTAAGAGATTATTATATGTGTAAACTTGCAAGTGTATTGTCAGAGTCCGTTGTTAAAGGAATTGTTGATGCAAATTGCCATGCTTTTGAAAGTATAGCTGAAACATGGGGAAAAGCTGTAATGAATGGAAAAAATTATAATGAAATGGCCGAGTCAAATCCATTTTACAAAAAACATGCACCGTACGCATCAGCAGTATCAAGCATAGACAATGAACAAACATACAATAAATTTGCTTCATCAAATTATGACATTAAAGATTTTATTTCCGCAAGAGAATCTGCAGAAAGAACAATGAATACTCTTGGTCAATAAAATATAATATTTTTTTAATAAAAATTAACAAAAAATGCAACTTTGGTTAAAAAGTTGCATTTTTTATTTTTTGTAATGATATATAATATAAATTAAGTTTTATTACTAAGAAGCAAAAAGTTTAAAACTACTATAATTGAACAAAAATTAAAAAGAAAATTTTATGTTTGCTAATCAATTAATAAATGAGGCTGAAGTTTTGAATACTTGGTCTCCAATTATCGAAAGCGCTACTGGCGTTACAGATAAGGGTAAATTAAATTGGATGTCAAAGTACTGCCACTTCCATAACTTGGCAGAACAGACCGGTATGGTCAACGAATCCGTTTACAACACAGTTCATTTGAATCCTAACATGAACTTGCAGGCAATGGGTGATGTCACTCTTCCTGGTCAGCCTGGTACTCTTAACCAGTTTGCAAATCAACAGACTGGTTCTGGTGACAGACCATTCTCATTGCTTCCTTTGGCAATGCAGGTTGCAGCTCAGACTATCGGTCTTGATCTTGTTCCTGTTATCCCAATGCAAGGCCCTCTTGGTGTTTTGACATATTTGGACTATGTTTACGGTGGTGGTCGTGAAGCTGCTATCGGTGGTTTGAACGGTAAAGCTGCTCCTCTTATCGTTAAAGTTCTTTTGACAAACGGTGGTTCAGCTAGCGGTTCTGGCGACGGTACTGTAAAACCTGAAGATATTGCTCAATACAAAGCTGGTGATACTATCACTCTTGGTGAAGATTACCTTTTGACTTATGTTGGCAAATCACGTCTTGATGGTTATCAGATCTTCCGCGTACAGGCTAACGACGGTAACGGTAACTACGTACAAGGTTCTGAAAATGCAAGCAAAGCTCTTTACGAATACATCTACAAAGGTGCTACAGTAGACGGTCACCCTTGCGAATCTAACCTTGAATTGGTTAAAGCTCTTGAAGATCATATCCCTGGCTTCTCAGGTGCTGCATTTGCAATGAACGACCAAGGTCGTGGTGCATCAGAACATGATTATCAAGGCAACAACATTTCAATGGAAGGTAACCTTGACCATAATGGCAACGCATTTGCTATTGATATTGACGATTTGGATCCTTACGAAAGAGGTTATGGTGAGTCTACACCAGACAACATCATGGGTCTTTCATTGTTCAACAAGTCAGTATCTGCTAAGACCTATCAGGTTGCAGCTGCTGTAACTCGTGAACAGATCCAGGATCTTAAACAGTTTGGTATTGACGCTGTTGCTCAAATCGAGTCAGTTTTGACAAACGAATTGACACAGAACATCAACAAACTCATCCTTAACAGATTGTTCAGACTTGGTACTACTAACGTACGTAATCTTTACAGAGTTAACGGTATCCATTTCAACACTAAATTCGTCAACGCTCTTGGTGGTAACGAAACAACATTCATTGGTAAAGACAATACCAACCGTCCTGTTGTTCTTCCTACTGCACAGGTTGTTGTAAACGGTGGTGGTGAAACTCAAGGTACTTTGCAACGTAGACTTTTGACTAAAGTTCTTGCTTGCTCTAACATGATTGCACAACGTGGTCGTAGAGGACCTGCTACTTTCGCAGTATGCTCAGGTAAAATCTCAACCGCTTTGCAGGATTGCGCTGGCTTCGTTGCTTACCCAATGATGAACACTATCAACCAGAACGGTGGTAGCTTGTATCCTGTTGGTACAATCGCTGGTGTAACTATTTATACTGATCCTAACATGGACTGGACAGACGATAGAATCCTTATCGGTCGTAAAGGTAACGGTCAGGAACCTGGTTTGGTATTCATGCCTTACTTGATGGCTGAAAGCGTTGAAACTATCGCTGAAGGTACTATGGCTCCTAAACTTGCTGTTAAATCAAGATTCGGTCTTGTCGAAGCTGGTTTCCATCCTGAGACAATGTACATGGTAATCAAGGTTGAATGCGGTGATGGCGTATCTCTTATCTAATCTTTGAAACATAAGATACTCTAAATAAAAAGGAACTCAATTTTGGGTTCCTTTTTTGTTTTGATAAATATAATATAAAATATTTTCAAATATGATAAAAAGCTTTGATGAATTCTTGATAACTGAAAAACGATTTGTTGAAATAGATCCAGAAAATATTCCATACGATAACGCAAAACCAAAAGATACAATACAGGTAGAATATGATTTGGGTCGTGGCGTAATGACAGATTATTATATTGCAAGAGGCAGTAATGAATGGGTAAAATCTGGTATTGCTCCAAATACAACAATAAATAAAGGCAATATAATAAAAGAAATAAAAGACAAACAAGTTGATAAGTCTTTAGTTTCTGTTAAAATCAATTTTTAATATGATAAAAAGTTTTGATGAATTTATAAACGAGTCATTTGAAAGCGGTGAACTTGGTAAAAATTGTTATCGTTTGCTTTTGAATGATTTTGACCACGGAAATGTCGGTAAAAGTCATTTGGATAGAATTAAAAAAGAATGTCCAAATCTTTTAGACAACAGAGATTTGAATACTGCTTATGTTGATTATTTTTGGAGAAGCGACAATAAGATTGTTTTGCATCTTGCCAACGATTGCGCTTATTTGTTCAATGCAAAGAAGTCTCTTGGCAAATTTAATGCAGACATGAAGCCTTCAGATTTGAAATTTGAAAGTAAACAAGGTATTAATAAAACTTTGGGTGCAAGAGATGTTGAAATTGAAGAAGCAGCAAATATAATTTGCACAGGTTTTAATACATTACCAGAACCTTTATTTTAATTATGATAAAACAATTTGATGAATTTATAGTAGAATCTGTTGGAGAGGTACGAAATAAAAAATTTCGTCAACTTATGAAGGATGCTGGACTTGAAAAAATATTGCTTTGTAAGGAAAAACGAGCTGGTTATTTTTATATAACAAGTGACGATGACGATACGTGGACAACTATATTTCATCTTCCAGAAACAATGATATATGCAAATTCATTTGAACAAATGACTCCTGAAGAATGGGTTGAAGAAATAAAAAGATTATTAAATGGTAAAAACATTTGAACAATATCTTAATGAAGGCGCATGGGGATATGGCTCCTTAGACAACGATTATGTTCTTGATGATAGAGATGAATTGCTCAAAAACTTTATTGACACAACATTGAAAAAATGCGAAGAAAACAATAAAGAAGATGGCAATTCAGCTTGGAAAACATTGGGTCTTATTGATAGTTTAACAACAATGTTGAGATCCATTGGTCAGATGCGAATATTCTGTAGAAATACAAATATAATTGATTTATATAAAGAAGCAATAGATGTTTGTAAATCAGATGAAAAATTTATAAACGATTGGAGAGAGCCTAATGCAATGAGAGCTGCGTTAGATTATGCAGAACACAAATTAAAAGCATATAAATCAATAATGGATTCCGAATTGGGAGTTCCTGTTGAAAATAATCGTCTTCTTGATGAATAAGTAAATATATAATATAAATAGAAAATAATATAAAAAGAATATGTTAAATTTTGAATTGTTTGGATTAATAAAAGAATCTGAAGCATTTTTAGATAATTTTGATACAAAAATTCCTGAAGTTATGATTAAGGAAGGAAAGTCCGACGATAAAATGAAGGACCTTTTTGGTGAAGATTTTATGAATGCTATAGGAACAGCTAAAGATGCATTAAATTCTGTAAAATATGGAAAATATATTAAGAAATGGCAGAAAGCTTATTCACAGCAGCAATTTGACGAAATGAAATTCTATAAAGTTGCACAAGCAAAAGGAAAGTCCGCAGCTGATGTTAAAGATGAGATGTCAAGAATAAGTAAAAGATATGACGATATTATTGGTGAAATTGAAAGTGAACTTACAGAAATCTGTACAACTGACAAATTAAAAGCAAAAATGAAAGCAGATAAAGCTGAAACAAAAGCATCAGTAGCTAAGAAATTGATTTCAGCAGATAATGAAATTGCTTCTCATAAATTAGGCGTAACTAAAGAATTTTTAGACAAACTTCAAGATGACAAAAAGGAAGCAGATGCAGCATATAAAGAAATTGAAGATGCAATGAATGGTGAGATAGAAAAAGCAGCAGCAGAAAAAACCAAAGATATGGGAGCAAACCAAAAAGTTGCATGGAACGCTGCTCGTACTGCTGCACAAAAGACATCACAAATATTGCAAAGAATAGAAGCAAAACAAAACGACGACGATAATCCATATAAAGAAAATGCAGATGAAACAATGCAATCTCAACTTGATAAGCTTTTGTCACTTGCTGAAAAAATACAAAATGCATCAAAAGATGATGATAATATTTTCAAGGAAGAAGAATATAAAGTTCCTGCAGATATTATAACAAAAGATAATGATGAAAAAATATGGAAATCTGAAGAAAATTAATATAAAAATATGTTAGAATATAACGATTTTATAATAGTTGAAAACCTTGAAAAAGAATTAGATGCTCTTACTTTGAACGAAGATCTTTTTCATCCAATGAAAACAAAACGCATTAAAAAAGCTTTGAAAGATTACCAAAAAGCAAAAGTTGATATAGCAAGATCTGAAGTTGTTACAAAAGAAAAAATGGAAAAGGTTGATGACCCTAAAGCAAAAGAAAAACTGGAAACTGCTTTGAAAAGAAAAAAGGAAGCTCAGCAAGAACTTGTTGACCAAACGCAACAAACTCTTGATGCAAATGCAACTACTGACAGTTTAAAAGACCTCGCAACTTACGGAAAAGCTCAGGCTGACCAACAAGCATTGAAGATTAGAATTAAAGCTGAAGATAATGATGCAAAAAAAGCTCAACTTGAAGATACAATGAAAAAGGTTGCTGATAAAGCTAAAGAAGTAAAAGGTAAACTTGACCAACGTATTAAGGGAGACAAAGCAAAAGAAGGCGAAGGAGATAAAGAGCAAAAAACAGAAGGTGAAACAAAACCTGAAGACAACAAATAAATTATTTGTTAAAATAAATGAAAGCAGTACTTTTGTACTGCTTTTTCTTTTTTAATAAATATACTATATGGGAACTGTTAAAACTATAAAGGTAAAAGGAAGAAGAGGAACATACGATGCAATTTTTATGTTGGGTTTGACTGCTCTTGACAAAGGCGTACTTGAATCTTGCAAGTTTTTGAATTATATGAGAACAGAAGATCCTGAAATAAAAATTAAAGCAGTTGAAGCTATTTTCAAGATTGTAAGATACAATAAAGACTTTGACTATAGGAAAAACGAATATCTTTGGAATCCTTACAAAAATGCAATAACTTCAAAAAATGAATTGCTGAGAGACACTTCATCTGTTCGTTGGAATTGTGCTGTTTGCGGTGCTCCAATATATGCAAAGACAAATAACTTCAGACCAGAAAACTTTCTTTGCAATGATTGTAAAAATAAACAACACAATGAATTTGTAGATAAAAGAATTGTTGAAGCATCAAAGCAATTCACTGATTATTGTAAATACATATTGTTGAGAGAACAGAAGAAATTCTTCAATTATATAAAATTGAAAACCAGAAAAAAGAAAGACAAATGAGAATATTGCCATACGATGAATTTTTGTTTGAAGGTGAGTATAGAAATTTTAACGAACGTAAAAAAGAATTGATATCTTATCTCAAAGGCAAAAATTATAAAAACTATATACAGACACTTAATGATATGCTTAAAGATCCAAAACTTAAAGCTCTTATAGAGGATGGCTTTGGAGGTGAACTTGGTGATATTCAGTTAAATTTTTCAGAACAATATATTGAATGCGATAAATTAGATCCTACTCAAAATGAGATAGGTCTTACACAATCTCTTGACTACGGCCTTAAATCTACAAAGAATTTTATAAAATATTTTGAGCCCATTGTAGAGATAAATCATCCTTTGGTTACTCTTAATGGAAAGTATGTTATTGACGGGCATCACCGTTGGAGTGAAATTTTGTGTTTTAATCCAAAAGCAAAAGTTGTTTGTCTTGATTATGCAGGAAACATAACTCCTCTTGAAATGCTTAAAATAACGCAAGGAGCTATTGCTGCTACAAGAGGAAATATTAAATCAAACGAAAAACACGGTACGAATATTTACGACATGAAAAAGTTTGATATTAAAAAATATATTGAACAAAATCTTGTAGATGATGTTGTTCTTGCTTTCAAAACAAGAGATAACCATAAATTTGTTGATAGATCAGATGTTGTTAATTATTTAACAGATAACGCAGTATCAATGGTAAAGAATCATCCGTTATTGAATAATGCGCCAAACAGAGGTCTTATGCCGCAGACATCTGATGACAATAATACAAAAATAAGCGAGCCTCTCAAGAACATGAGAGACAATAAAATGACTGAAATACCAGGGAATAAATAAAAAAAATGAATTTTAATGATAAAACTTTTTGAAGAGTTTGTAAAAACAGAATTATTAGTTGAATCTCCTCGTCCGCTTGGCGCAGGAGAAAAAGGACTTATAGTTTTTGATATAGATGATACTCTTCTTAAAGCAAATTCAAACGATTTTTTTATTTACAAAAAAGTAAACGGCAAGGAGATTGCTCTTACAACTGATGAGTTTGCAAAAGACCCTGATGCCGCAAAGCCAGATGATTATCGCAATTTAGTATTTGATTACAGAGATTTTAGAGATCCTCAAAAGGTTTACGACAGCATAATTACAGGAACACCTCTTTTGAAGAATTTGAGAATTCTTGATGATTATGTAAATGCAGGATACGATTTTTGTTTCTTGACAGCAAGAAGTTGCGAAGAAGTTGTCAAGAAAGCACTTGATAGTTTTTTGAAGGTTAGAAGAAATGGAATTTTGGAGGAACTTGGTGAAGCATTCAACAAAACTCTTTCTCATGCGGTAAATGATGAATTGAAAAAATACCCAGGCAGTACAGATTCTGAAAAGAAAGCAAATATTTTGATACATCTCTGCAAAACACACGATAAAGTTATTTTTGTTGATGATGATAGAAAAAATGTAAACGCGGCAATAAATTTGAACATGCCAAATTTGAAAGTTATAAAAGCTTGGGATTAAAATAAAATATAAAAATGAACTTATACGATTTTGATGAATTTGTAAATGAAGCAGAATTGCAGAAAAATAAAATATTTGCTTCAAATGGAAAAGAATGCAAAGGATATATAAAACTTGCTGACAAAGGTGATGATTTGTCAAAACTTATTTTAGATTTTTGCAAACACAATAAAGCAGTTGAAGAGATTAAAGACCTTAATTGGAAAAGAGAATTTTTCAAATGGCAGTCAGATATTAAAGAATCAGATTTATCCAATTGTTATGCATTTATTTACGAAACAGAAAAAGATGCTGAAAACGATGTAGAAAACTTTTTCAAAGGAAAAGTAGAAGATCTTGGATTTAGTTATGAAGCATATAATTCTAGAGGTGTAAATAAAGGAAGAGTATTTGGTGTACAACTTAAAGATTATAAAAAAGGCTCTTCTTTTGTGACAGGCGGAGACCTTAATGCTAAAAGTTATGACTTAAAGTAAACTTTTTGAAAACAAAAATAAAATAAAAATGATACAAAATTTCGAAGAATTTGTTTTGAATGAGTCCGAAAAATGGACAAAAAAGAAACAACAAGACATAATGATGAATTATAATTTGTTTGATTGCAAATTATGGACAAAACCTGCAGATTACACATTGATGAATAATATGAAAAATGTGTTCAGAGCTTATGCTAACAATTTTGGACAATTAGAAGTTGTAGACAATGCAGCAGATTGGTATTTTGATGATACAGATTGTGTAAGTGAAACTAGCGGTAAAACAGAATTTTCAGTAAATGGTATGACAAATGCTGAAATTTTTGTAAAACTTTATTATCATTTCAATCTTGACAAAACTATGCCAAAATTGAAGGAAATGATTATAGATAAAGCAGAAAACGGCGATTCTTACTATCAACACAATGAAAACGTACAAGAATTTGCTAAACTTTTCAAAAAAGGTCGTTAAACCTTTTTAATTAAGTTTATAAAATAAAAATAACAATTTAAAATAATAAAAAAGATGAAGAAAATTTTAGGTATTTTTATTATGGCAATTTGCATGTTCTTTGCATCTTGCAATTCATGCCACAGAACAGATCCTACTCCTGTTGCACAGGGTTATGACTACGATGCAGTTGTTGTAGAAGATTATGATTACATCGCTTCTCAGTACGCTGACTTCAATTTTTATGAGGTTGATGTAGTATTTGATACTGCAGTTGCAAATCCTAATGCTTACATTAAAGCTATTCAGACTGTATTCCAAGTAAATGATACTTGCATTAGAATTCAGCACAATGAAGATTATACAACTGATACATTGTATGACCACGATTATTGGTTGGAATGCATGCCAATGAATGCTCGTAATGCTGTTAATTTTGACTCTTGCATGACTATTATCGCTCCTTACAGAGATCAACTTAACAACTGCCGTATGACATTCCGTCGTGTTCTTGCTCCTCCTTTCCCTGAGAATGGTCAGTATATCTTTGGACCTGGCCTCATTGTTGTAGATGCTGCAACTGGTGAGATTGTTGATTGGGGTGATATTCATCCAGAGGGAGTAAAGGAATCTGGTTTGAAAAGCGAAATTGAAAAGTAAATTTTAACAAACAAAACAAAAGCAAGGACAGAATTTTTATTCTGTCCTTTTTGTTTTAACAATCATTTAACAATAATAATATAAAGATTTTTTATATTTGTATTGTTTAATAAAATACAATATGAAAAAAGTTTTACTAACAATTTTATTTTGTTTGGCATTTGGAATTTGCCGCTCTCAATCAATAGAGTATTCCTCTAGCAACATCGGAGTTTCTTTTTGTGGAAATTATTGTACACAAGAAGAAAGTTCATCTGGTGACATTTCTGTATCAATGCTGTTTTACAATTATATTTGTACTGATTTGTATTCACGAACTACATTGAATTTTCATGCATTCAATTTTCCAGAATATGTTCCTTATTTTAATTTTGGACTTGGAGTAGAATATAGACCGATAGGAGATTTTTATTGCTTTGCCGAAGTTTTTCCAGAAATAAATGTTGTGGGAATTGGGCCTCAGTCAATGGGAGATTATGCTGCAATTTATCTTCCTCTTGATTTGGGAATTGGCTACAATTTTGAGTTTGTAGAAAATCATTCACTTTATGTAGAATTGTATTTTGAGAAGGAATTTACAATTTACGCAGCTCTTGAACAACAAATTAGAAACGGAATAAACGTTGGATTTACAATAGGATATTCGTATGCTTTTTATAAAGATATTAGATAGTTCAAAATAAATAAAAAAATATAATATTTGAAATGATAAAACTTTTTGAACAATTTGTGAATGAAGCAGAAAATAACGCAAAAGTAAAATCTTCCGCAAAGAAAGCAGCTAATAAGATTATAGCAGCATGTAAAAAATATAAATGTAATATTGGTTCTCCTGATGATGATGGTACTCTTGTTTTTGTAGATAACAACGGACAGGATGTAGGTTTGAATTGGGGAAACATGGGTGATGACAGCCGTTGGGGCGAAGGCGGTTGGACTGTTGTAGGAGGAAATCCAGCAGAATTTGCAAAGGACCTTTGCAGTGAACTCAACAAAGTCGTCGGCGATTTCAATGATATTAAAAAGAACGGGGGTTATGAAGAAGTCGGAGTAGATTATTCAGAAGACGAAGACGGTTTCGCTATATTCGGTATGGATGATGAAGGTGAAATTGAATACATATACGAATTTGAAATATGATAAATTACGTTTTAAATAATAGAAGCAAGGAATTAAACTTCCTTGCTTTTTTGTTTATAACAATATAGTTAAATTATAAAGAAATGAAGAATATTGAAAATTTATTGTTTACAGAAAAGTATCGTCCAAAAACTTTGGAGGATTTGATTGTTCCGCAACGTATTAGAGAGAAATTTGAAAAAGGAGTCAATACAAATTTGTTGCTTGCAGGTTCTGCTGGTATTGGTAAGACAACAACTGCAAAAGCACTTGTAAATCAGTTTGGCCATCCTTATTTGTATATCAATGCATCAGTAGATACTGGTATTGATATTATTCGTAATCGTATTACAGATTTTTGTACAACACGTTCATTGACAGGAGACAACTCAAAACTCAAGATTGTTATTCTTGACGAGGTTGATGGTGTATCTGATGCGTTTTTCAAAGGACTTCGTGCAAGCATGGACCAATTTGCAAAGAACACTCGTTTCATTGCAACCTGTAACTATATCAACAAAATTCCTGAGCCAATCCAGTCAAGATTTGAAGTGATTGATTTTAACTTTACAAAGATTGAGGAAACTGAAATTAAGAAGGAATATATCAAGAGAATTCTTCAAATTTGTAAAGCAGAAAGTATTTCTATTGATAAGTATGCAGCTGTTGAAATTGTAAAGAGAAAGTTTCCTGATTTGAGAAGTATTCTCAATATGTTGCAGGGTTATAAGAATGAAGGACTTGATGAGATTACAGTTGACAATATCAAACAACATGCAAGTGTTTATAAGGATGTTTATGATTTGATTTTTGACAACTCAGATCCAGTTAAGAATTATCAGTATTTGGTAAGTAATTACTCTAACAAAGTAGATGACATCTTAGCGGCTTTAGGGACAGAATTCATCAATTATATTATAACAGATAAAGAAGAGTACCAGAAATACATTCCACAAATTAGTATATTGGTTGCAAAATATCAGTCACAACGTAACACTGTGATTGACGAGGTTATCACTCTTCTTGCTTGTGTTTATGAAATTCAAACAACTATATTATGAAAGCAGCACTTTTAGTAGACGGTAATTTTATTACATATAGAACAGTTTCTGTTGTTCAAGAAAATCCTGACACAAAAATAAAAGTTGATTCTAAAGAAGATATGGCAATGTTTATCAGAAAGATTGCCATAGACTTTTGTTCTCAAGTTCGTTTGTTTGATGGACTTTTTGACCAAGTAGTATGGACGATTGATAGAAAATCTTGGAGAAAAACTTATTATCCAGAAGCTGAATATAA